CAAACATCAACACAAACGCTGCATATCAGCAAATCCTGTCCATGGCCGTGGAGCAACGCTCCTCGAGCTATGAAGACCTCGTCTCAGACAATAATGCGCTGCTCAAAGTTCTGCGCACGAAGGGTCTATGGCAGACCTATTCCGGACCGCGCATCCGCCAGACCTTGCAGGTCAGCAAGAACGTCGCGCAATGGTACTCAGGTTTGATCTAGACCCTTTGTCGCGTGATCGACATCGAAGAACCGGGTGAATTCGGTGAAACTCCAGACCGGACAATACCGAGCCAAGCCGCGAAAGCGGAAGGTGTAACGACTAGAGCGCAAGCTCGTAGGGCCAAGCGGCCCGAAGCGCCCGGCCCCCGCAAGGGGTGATGAGATAGTCTCTTCTGCATGGGAACATGCAGCAGCCCGAGAGGGCGGTAACGGAAGTCGCGCCCCGCTGCGAAGACCAAGATGACCAATTGCTGAACCCTGCGATCGATCTGTTCAATGACGCCTACTTCGATCCCAAGATGGTCGTGGTCCCGATCATCCTGTCGATGCAGGAGGTCCTCAACAACGAGGGCGAAAACCAACTGATGGACGTGCTCGACAGCTACATGGCCGCGGCCGAACGGGCCTTGGAAGATACTATGGATGTGGCTCTGTACTCCGATGGGACGGCCAATGGCGGCAAGCAACTCACCGGATTGGCGACCGCGGTGCCGATCGTCACCAACTCCGGCATTTACGGCGGCATCGACCGCGGTACAGCCGCGCTCTGGCAGACCAAAACTTACGATGCCCAGACCATGGCAACCACCATCGGCACGCAGGTCAGCGGCACGACGGTCAGGCCGTTTCTGAACTACGTCATGACCAAGCAAAGCCGCGGCCGGCAGTATGCGGACCTCCTGATCATGTCGCCCGAACACTACGCCGCCTACGATGCCGCGACCGTTGCCATCCAACGCCAGACCAATGATACGACCCTCGGCAAACTCGGCTTTCCCGCGTTGGAATATATCGGCGGCGGCAAACGCGCCGAGATCGTGCTCGACGGCGGCATCGGCTCCAACATGCCGGCCAACACAACGTTCGGCCTCAATACCGATAGCTTCCGCATTCGCTATAACCCGCAACGCAATTTCGACAAGCTGTTCGACGGCGACGGCCAGATGCCAATAGATAAGGATGCGATTGCGCAGTTCATCGGGTGGATGGGCGAGCTCACGATGACCAATCCGTTACTGAATTGGCGCTTCTATGACTCAAACCCTGCAGCCTGACGATTGCATGAATCTGTGGGGGGCCATGTGCCCCCCATTCTTTATGGAGTACCAAAATGCCCCCCTTTGATCCCGATGCAAGTTTGGTGGCGACCTTCAAAAACCACGCGGTCCTCAACGAAGCTAAAACCGCTCTCGAAGGCCGGCCGATCTACGATGACCGCGAAGTGGTCGAGATCCGCTTCCCCGGCTCCCGCAACTATGTGGTCTTTCCGGCCCTGGAGTTCTCGCACTGGTCCTCGGACATGTACGGCGGCAATCAGGTCAAAGTCACCTACGCCGAACGCTTTGCCCATCAATACCGGCAATTCAAGATGCAGGCGGCGCAGACGAAAGCGGGAACGCCGCTCGATCACGCGCCCTTCCTCACCGAAGCGCGCCGCGCCGAGCTGCGTGCCCAAAACATCTATACCGTCGAGGCCCTCGCCGCCATCGATGGCCAGGAACTGAAAAACCTCGGCTATAGCGGACGTGAGCTCAAGAACCAGGCCGTCGCCTATATCGAGGAAAGCCGGCAGAACGCCGGCACGTCGCGGATGGCAGCCGAGTTCGAGGCGCTGAAAGCCCGTAATGAGATCCTCGAGGAGGATGTGCAACGGCTCAAGGAATTCGTCCCCGCCCCGGACGCGACTTTCGACAACATGAGTTTGGATCAATTGCGTGAATTGATTGCCGCCAACACCGGTCACCAACCGCACGGCGCCTTGAACCGTAAGACCCTGGTCCGCATGGCCCAGGAATCCCAGACCAAGGCCGCATGATATGACGGTTCTGTCGGTTGTTCGAGAGGTTGTTCGCGCAGTCGGATTGCCCGATACGACGTCGATCTTTTCCGGCCTTAACAACAACCGCACCAACCAGGAGATGCTCGCGCTCGCCAATGAGATGGCGCAGCGCATCGCCTACGACGACCGCGAATGGACGGCGCTCAAACTCAACGCGACACTCACCGGCGATGGGGTGACGACGGCCTTTAGTCTCCCGAGCAACTACAAGCGCATGCTGTTGACCGCCCACGTGTGGCGTTCGACCTCGACCATGATTCCGATGCGTTTTATCCCGGACACCGACGAATGGATGCGGCGCCGGGCTGCGAATTACGTAGACGGCAACGGCGAGTGGACGATCTACGGCGGCCAGATGCATATCTTCCCGGCCATGGGTGTGGGGGTGAGTGCAACCTTCGTCTACCTCGATAAGAACTGCATCAGCCTGGCCGGAGGTGGCGTTGGAACCGAGTTCCTGACCGATGCCGATACCTATCGCCTCGAGGAACGTGTACTGCGTCTGGGCATAATCTGGCAATGGAAGGCGCAGAAAGGCTCACCCTATGCCGAAGATATGGGGACCTACGGGGATGCGCTGACCCATGCCATGGGCTCGGACAAACCCGGGCCGATCATGGTCGGGCGCCGACCGATCTCCGCCGGCGTTGTGGCCACGACGATGCCGGCGAATTTCAACGTTGCGCTCCAAGGTCCGCCCGGACCGCCCGGACCGCCCGGACCACCCGGCCCGCAAGGGCCGCCGGGGGCGCCGGGAATGACATTGCTGAACGACCTTATCGAGCGCGTCCGGCAGTTGGAGGCTAAGCTGACACAATGACCCTCCTCTCCGTCGTCAAAGAAGTGGCGCGGGCGGTCGGGGTTCCGGATGTGATCTCGGTCTTTTCCAACATTTCCGGCAACCGGACGATGCAAGAGATGCTCGCCCTGGCCAACGAGATGGCCCAACGCATCGCCTATGATGAGCGTGAGTGGACCGAGTTGAAGCTGTCAGCCGTCCTGGCCGGGGACGGCGCCACGACCGCGTTTGATCTCCCTCAAAACTACAAGCGTATGCTGCTGACGGCAAACGTATGGCGCTCGACCACCACCAACGTTCCGATGCTGTTCATTCCGGATACCGACGAATGGATGAACCGCCGCGCGGCCGGCATCCATACGGGCCACGGCGAATGGACACTCATGGCCGGACAAATCCATATCTTCCCGGCGATGATCCTCGGCGAGACGGCCTCGTTCGTGTATCTCGACAAGAACTGCATCACTCTGGCTTCGGGTGGCGTGAACGATACGTTTGTGACCGATGGCGATACGTTCCGCCTCGATGAGCGGCTCTTAAAGCTCGGCATGATCTGGCAATGGAAAGCCCAAAAGGGCTCGCCTTATGCCGAAGACATGGGGACCTATGGCGATGCCATCACCCACGCCATGGGCGCCGACAAACCCGGCCCGATCATCGTGGGGCGCAAGCCGTTGTCGTCGGCGAGCACGGGCGTGGCTCCGAGTTCATTCAATATCGCGCTTCAAGGCCCGCAAGGCCCGCCCGGGCCGCAAGGCGTTCCAGGCCCGCAAGGGCCGCAAGGCAATAATGGCGCGGCAGGATTAGTGGGACCACCCGGGGCTGCCGGGCCGCAAGGCCCTGCCGGTTCGAACGGGACCAACGGCGCCCCAGGCGTGCCCGGATCGATAGGGCCGCAAGGACCGCAGGGTGTTCCGGGGACCACCGGTGCGGCCGGCAGCGCGATGCTGAGCGGCGTGGGTGTCCCGGATGTCGGTCTTGGTGTTCCCGGCGATTGGTATATCGACATCAATGCAGCCCGCGAATACGGGCCGAAGACGACCGGCACGCCGATAACGGCGTTTTTACTTTCCGACGCCGCGCCGACGAATAACAACGACACGCCGTATCGCTCGGGGAATACCTACAAGTCGCTTCAGGCGGGGCGTGTCGTCGGCGCGCGGTTTTGGCGCTCGATGCCGCAGACGACCGCGTCGCGGCAGGTCATGATCTTTGACTCCACCGACACGCTTGTCGCGACGTCGAACGCGAGCACAGAACCGGCCAACCTTGAAGGCTGGGTGGAAGTGACTTTCCCCACGCCGTGGGTTTATGCCGCCAACACGACATTTTCGATTATCTACGACGATCCGAACACGCCCTACACGCCCGGTGCGCCGACGCTGATTTATCCGACTGCGATGAGTTTCGTCGTTGCCGTGTGGGGCACGTATAACGCGGGTTCGAGTTTCCCGACGACGGGCAGCGGGGCATTCTCGTTTTTTGCCGATCCGCAGGTAGAACTGACTGCGATTTGGCCAATAGCGATTCAGTCGCTGATTGGCCCTACGGGCGCAACGGGAGTCGCGGGCGCGGCAGGCGCGGCGGGTGCGACCGGGCCGCAAGGCCCGCCGGGGCCTGTTCCCGAGGCGCCGACCGATGGGCAGAGTTATGCGCGGCGCGGCAGTGATGCGTCGTGGCAAGTCGCGGGCAGCGGCGGCGGCGGCGGCGGGATCGTCACATCGCCGTTCACCATTCCGGCGCAAGGCGCCAACGTCAGCGTCAATGTCGCATCGAGCCACGGCTTGCTGCCGAATATGGAAGTGATTGTCGGCGACGGCGTTAACTTTATGAACGCCCACATTGTCAGCGTTCCGTCCGGGCCGTTCTCCGGCTTCAATACGATGACCATCCCGGCTTATGTCGGGACGGGGGACGCCAGGGAGTTCGGGTTCTGGTTTTACGTAACAACAACCGGCGCGCAGGCTTTAGCCGTCAAGTATTATCGCTACGCCAGTTTAGCGGGCGGGAACGTCGCATCGCTATGGAATGCAAGCGGGACGCTGCTGTCCACCGTCACCTTCAGCGGCGAGACGTTGAGCGGCTGGCAGACGCAGAATTTCACGGCGCCGGTCGCATTGACGCAGAACGCGCTCTATTGCATCAGCTATCACGGTAACGGCACGTATCTCACGAACGTCATCACCGCCGACATCGTGAATGGCCCGCTGGTGATCCCGAGCGATCCCAATGCCCACACGCTCGGCGTCTCGGGAAACGGTGTTTACAACACGGCGGGGTATGGGTTTCCTTCCGCCAACATTTCGCAATTCTGGCCGCTGTGCGACATTGTCGTCGCGGTGACCGGCTCGGCGTCGGTCGTTCTTCAGAACAACGGTCAGGGCGGTGCGGTCAGCGGCACGATGGCGGCGGGTACGCTGAATCCGAGCGGGCATCCGATTGGTGGAGGCACCGGGCCTGCTGGGCCGACCGGGCCGGCTGGGGCCACAGGAGCAACCGGACCGGCGGGACCGACGGGCGCCGCGGGAGCAACCGGAGCAACCGGACCGGCGGGACCGAGCGCAGTCAGTGCCAATGCGGGAAACACAGCGACCCTTGGAACCGACAACCTGATCTTCGTTCCGGCGGGAACCGGCGGAACGCCGTCAAGTGCGCCGCCGCTGATGGATGGGACGGCGGCAGCGGGCAGTGCGACGGCGTATTCGCGTGGAGATCACGTCCATCCCACCGATACGTCTTTGCTCCCGCTGGCGGGCGGAACGTTGACGGGACCGGTGATCAGTACGTCCCGGATTTCAGTGACGGCGGCGGCAGAGCCTGCGGGGCTTGCGGCGGGAACAGTGTTAGCGTCGGCCAATGTCGTCAGCGGCAAAGCCTATTTTCATAATTGCTATCTGTCGGGAGGTGCCGATAAGGCGCTCACGGCGGGTTATACGGCGATTGCCGATTTCGATCAGGCCGGCGGAACGTGGGTCCTGAAAGTGGGCACGAGTGTGGGCGCCAACGCCACCTCGACGATGACCAATTATATTTCAGTCAATGCAGCTGGTACGACGATTGCCAACAAGCTGACGCTGAATGCAGACCCGACGACGGCTTTGGGCGCGGCCACCAAGCAGTATGTCGATGCCGGCGATACGGCGCTGACGAACAATAAAGTCGCGAAGAGCGGCGATACCATGACGGGTGCGCTGACAGCACCCTTAATGACGATTTCTTCAGCCGACGGGATATTGACCCTTAACAAATCAGGGTCAGGACAATACGCGTACATCCAAGGCAAAACCGCTAATTCCACGCGCTGGCAAATGATGTTAGGCGATAACACTGCTGAGAGTGGTGGCAACGCCGGGTCTAACTTTGTGCTTAATAGCCTTAATGATGCGGGGTCGGCTTATATTGGTACGGCTTTTCAGATAAATCGCGCGACCAGCAACACGACTCTCGGCGCAGATTTACAAATCCTCGGCTCAAACGGGATCAAAGCCTCAGGCACAACCTGGGCCAACCCGTCCGACGCGCGCATCAAGCAGGATGTACAGGATTACCGGACGGGCTTGGATGACGTGATAAAACTGCGTCCGGTGTCGTTCAAATACCGTCCACAGACGAATTATCCCGAGGAACTCCTGAACCAGCGCCAGGTCGGCTTCATCGCGCAGGAAGTCGAAGATGTCATGCCCGACATGGTGACGGCAGCACCCGGGCAGGTCGGCGATATCAAGCTGGACGACCTGCGCACGCTCGACACCAACAATTTAGTGTTTGCACTCTGTAACGCAATTCGCGAACTCGCCGACCGCGTCCAACAACTGGAGGCTAAGTCATGAGCAGGTGGCGCGAGGAAACCATCGGCGATTGCCGGCTGATCAACGCGGACTGTCTGGATGTCTTGCCGACGCTCGACAAGGTGAACGCGGTGGTGACCGATCCGCCGTATGGGATAAATGCGGCGCGGGATCGCAATTCTCAGAAATGGGGGTGGAGAGATTTTCCGGCGGCAGGATGGGATTGTGCGCGTCCTACACCTGAAACAATCAAAGCCTGCGTTAGTGCTGGTCGAAATGTCTTTATCTGGGGAGGCCAATATTTTACCGATAGCTTCCCGCCCTCTGGCCGCTGGCTGGTTTGGGATAAATGCCAAGCAGATTTCTCATTGGCGGATGTGGAATTGGCGTGGTGTTCGTTTAACGGCGCATGTCGGCGTATTTCATACTCGCGATCAAAATCACAGCAGGACGGCAAAGAACACCCAACTCAAAAACCCATCATCGTCATGATGTGGTCCTTAGAACTTTTGCCTGAGCCATCAAGAACCATTCTTGATCCATTTATGGGCTCCGGCACAACCGGCGTTGCCTGTGTCAAGCTGGGCCGCAAGTTCATCGGTATCGAGAAAGAGCCGCATTACTTTGATATCGCCTGCCGCCGCATTGAGGATGCTTACAAGCAGCCTGATTTTTTTGTGCCGCCGCCAAACAAGCCGGTCCAAGCGTCTCTTTTTGTGGAGGCCAAACCATGAGCCTTATTCATCTGGTGGTGATCCTTGCCGTTGTCGCGATTGTCAACGCGGTCAAGTCTCTCTCGGCGACGAATAAAATCCTTGAAGCACGCATCCAACAACTGGAGGCAAAGCCATGAGCAGGCGTGACGATTTTTATAAACAGCCGCTGACTCATGCGCAGATAGAGTACTTTTCGGAGCGCGCGCGCGACGTTTTCAACAAGAACATCTACTTGGGTATGGACATGGCT